CTCCTGTAACAAGAGCATCACCATCATTATCTACAGATGGCTCAGAAGATTTAGCTCCTAAATATCTATCATCAAAAGAATCAAAACTATTGGCTGCTGAAGTGGCTGAACTTGCACTAGCTGTAGCACTATTGCTACTTGCAGTTGCTGAATTAGCTGAAGCAGTTGCACTATTTGCCGAAGCAGTTGCACTTGAGGCTGCATTTGATGCACTAGTAGTTGCACTAGCGGCATCAACAAGTAAAGACCATTTAGCAGAATCAGTATTAGTTGTTAGTGGTTGTGATCCTGAACTTGTATGAGATGTTAATGCTATAAATATGTTATTTGTACTGGTATCTTTTACAATATCTCTTTGCACATATGATGTAGAAGCTCCCCAGTTTCCTTTAAATGTACCTATTTCTTGTGAAAATTCTAATCCATCTCCAGCAGAATTAACTGTTAATAGTTTGTTAGCAACTAATTCAGGAAATGTAAGACCAAATGCTGTAGATGTAGATGAAGATGCTTTTGGACTTAAATTAATTTTTACTTCTGCCTGTTGTAATAATGCAACAATTTTATCTAATTCTGTATTAAGAGTTTCTATAGGAAATGTACCAGAAGTAGGAAAATCAGTAGTTCTTTCTAAAGCTAAGTTTCTTTGTATAGTATATTTATCACCAGCTGTAGCGCCTGATCCTAGTGTAATGCTGCCACCTCCAGATTCTCCAGCTCCAGAAACAGAATATTGAGATACAGAAGATGGGTTAGAAGCTAAAGATAATGTAGTATCTACACCACCAGCATTAGTATGTACTACTAATAAGTCTGCATCTGCAAAAAACTCAAAAGGTACAGTAAACTGTGTTTGGCTACTAGTTGCTGTATACTGTATTCTAGCACTAGTATTTGATATAGTTATACTCATCTAAGAACTTCCTTCTCCATTTCGTCAAATAATGAATCCAGAAACCATACATTCTGAAAGGGTACAAGTCTACGCACATTTCTAGCAGTGTGATGATTGTATTTACCACTACCCCATGTCCACATAATATCTCCTATATTAGCTAGTTGTGATGTAGTTGGGCCGAGTACATCAGGTATAGGATTATTAAATACATCTCTATATGTACCGTATGGTTTTTTAGCTCCAAGCAAAGGTCTAAGACCTATTTCATTATTACCTAATCTTTCTATAGCATTATTTATATCTGAATAAATACCACCTAATCCTGATCTATCAAATGCATCTACAATCTTTTGACCAAAAGGTTTTTTGCTATAATCTCTGTTAAATGCTCTTTGTCTAAATGCATCAACACCAGCACCAGCTGCCATTAATAATAATACTCCTGTAAAGAAATTTGCATCTTTTTCTTGTAAACCACGCATTAACATTCTTTGTGTAGAAGCCATACCAAACTTTTTAAATTGTGTAAGAACACCACCTATTTCTGTATTTGCCCAAAGAGGCACATCTCCTTTACTTGGTGTTACAATATCTATATTAGCTTGTTTACCTATGGCATTATGATATGCGTCAGCTGCAGCTTTATCTGTCCACTCATCTGTGTTAGCAACTCTTAATTGTTTGTATGTATCACCATTAGATGTCCATTTTCTAGCATTTTTACCATATCCATATTTTTTATATTGATCGTAAATTCTTTTACCCATAGCATCATCAATACCCATATTTCTTAATCTAGCTTTATTTACTTTTGTAATTTTGCCAGTAAGTATTTGTTTTTCTATAGATTCAATCATTCTAGTACCATTAAATAAAGAAGCCATATTTTTTACAGCAGTGTTCCAAGGGTTGCTTAAATTTAAATATGTAAAATATAAATTACCTATGCTGCTAGTACCTCTTTCAAATTTGTTAAATACACCAAATGCATCATCAATACCGTACATAGCCATAGCTCTTGTACTTGCAAACATATCCATAGCTTCTCCACCAAGCTGTGTAGTTTTTAAATTCATTTTGTATATTTCTTTAAAATAACCACTAGTCATTAAATCCCAAGATATACGCATAGTTTTGCCCATGCCATTAATCATAACTAATCTAGCAGTATCTACTACTTGTGCTATCCCTGTAAGCATAGTCATTGAGTTATACAATTTCATAAGTCTTATACCTCGACTTATATTTCTATTTGGATCATCAGCTAAACCGTATGTACCTCTAAGTAAATGTATAGAAGAATCTAAATCTTTTAATATTTGATTTTTTTGTACTTGTAGTTTTTCACCTTTTTTAGTGTTTACACCACCAGCTGCAGATATAGCTTCATCATATAATTCTGATATTTGTTGTATTCCTAATTGTGTATTTCTGCCACCAGCAATACTAGTACCATAACCCATAGGATCACCAAATACTTTTGTTATTTCTATGTCAGGTATAGTTTGATTAAAATATAATTTGTTAAGTGTAGCTACATCTTTTTCTATAAAACCAGCATTAGCTAATATTCTATAATCTATATTTAAAGTTCTGTTTTTAAATCTTGCAGATATTTTATTTATTTTTTCTACAAATCCATTTATGTCTGCTACATTACCTGTTTTTGCCATAGCAGCTATTTCTTCAGTTATATTAGGCATAGCAATAACTGGTTGGTATTGTTTAAAACCTTCTGCTATATCGTCTATTTCATCTTGTCTAATATTTTTATTACTCTTTCTAAGAGCTTCACCTAATACTTTTTTAAATCCTTCAAAGTCAGCATCAATAGCATCTCTTTTGTAAACAATATTAGTATAGTTGTTTCTAATTAACGATCCATTTTCTTTTACATAATCTAATCGTTTTTGTAATTTAGCTCTAGTTAATATAAATTCTTGTTTTCTTTTTACATTTTTTGTATTTGCAATAATTGTATCTAAAGTATTTAATTGTCTTGTAAGAGATGTTTCTACAATTTTTAGACTGTCATATTCTTTACCAATAGTTTTATAAAAATCATCTATTGCTCTAGAAGCTAATATTACTTCATCATCAAATACTTCATTGCTACCATATTTTTGACCCATTCTATAATCAAATATTTTTTCTCTAAATTCTCTAGGTGTCATAACACCTTTACTTCTATTAAATTTAGTATTGAAAGCTCTATCAAAAAAGTTTTGTGCAGATTCTCCCATTTTTACTAAATAAGAATTATAAGCCAGTTCCATTTTTTTAGTAGTATCTATAACTAATGGAGCATATCTCATTTTAATTTTTCTTTCTATGCTAGGAGCAGTTACAATATCTTTAAAATTTTTCTTTTGGAATAAAGCTCCTTCTAATAATGTTTCCATCATTTCTTGTGCTTCTGATATTCCATTTTTTAAAACTCTAAACACAGGATTAAATGGCCCTTGTTCTCCAAATATACCTAAACCAGTTGGTTGTATTTGATTTAAGTCTTGATAGTCAGCTTCAGTTTTTAATTTACTACCTCTTGGACTAGCAGCTCCTACTGTTGCTGCATTATTAAATACTTCATCATCTGCTCTATCATACATGTCAGCATACTTATCAAATTTTTTAGCAGACTTACCATTAGGTATATTAGGAAATAATGCTGGTACAATAAATCCAGCAGCTGTTATTAAAGCTCCTTCTGTAGTAGTTCTTTCATCAGTAAGACCTTGTTTAATAGCTTCTTCTCCACCAATTAAACCTCCACCAGCTGCCATTCTTTTCATTCTATTACCTTGTATGACTATGCTACCAGCTTTAGTAAATAAAAATAAACTTGATGGGTCTAATATTCCACCTAATATTCTACCAATAATATAAGATGGATCGCCATTTATAGCTTTCATTTTTGTTTTAAATCTATCTAATAAATATGTACTATGTTCTTTACTTTTAGAATGTAAGAACTGTCCTATAAAAGGTTTATAGGGTTGTAGTTGTGGATCATAGTATGGATCATAATTGTTATCTACTTTGTAATGTGGACTATCATTATAAACAGTATTGATTATAAATTTACTACCAATAGCTATTAAATTTTCATCACCAAATCCTCTACCAAAGTTTACAATATTATCATAAACAGTATTTTCATTTTCTTTAATATTTTGACTGCCATGAGGTATATATAGCTGACCTGAAGCAGTGTATACATCACCCATTATTTTATCTCTGGTACTTCAATTATTGGTTGGTTTTGGTTTGGATCAAGTGATGGTAATGCACCATTATCTAAATCTCTTATATCAAATTCTTTTTCTGGTAATGATACAAATGCTCCTTTACCTTCTACCCATTGTAATAAATTTAATTTATTTTCTTGGAATCTACCATAATATTGTGGAGAGTTTCTGCCATCAGTATAAAATTCTTGTAACATAGTTGGTGTATCAGTTTCATAATTTGCATATGCTTTTAGCTCTCCAAGTGCCTCCATTCTTTCAGCTTTAGTTGTAGCTGCTAAACCTCTTTGTACTGCATCTATAAATCTTGGACCAATAAAACTTGTTGTACCTTCTCCAAAACCACTGAAATAACTCATATCCATAAGTGTTAATAATAAATATGCATTTTGTGGTTTATTTAAATCTTCTCCAAAAAAATCTACTAATTCATTTTTTTTAATATTTAAATATTCTAATGCTACTTTTCTAGAAGTTCCTTGATCTAGTTTTTCACCAGCAAACAAACCATCTACATTTACATTGTATTTTTCTAATGCTTGTATTACAAATTTATCACCAAGAGATAATCCATATCCTATTGTTGGATCATTTCTATATGTGCCATCATCATTTTTTTGTGATAAAAATTGTCTTATTTGTTCTTCACTTGCTCCTGAATTAACTAAATTTAAATACGCATTATTAGGTGCATATATTGTATTATGATGTCCACCTTCATTTCTCATAATAAAAGACATGTAAAAGTTACTAGTAAACATTTCTTGATTTTGATATTCTACATATCCAGCATAATCATCAAGAGCTGATTCACTACCATATATTCTAGCTCTTTCATTTAATAAAAAATCTAATTGTGCTTTTTGTACTAGTTCATCAATTCTAATACCTTCACTTCTATCATCTACACTAAATATATATCTAATAGCAAAGTTAAGTAAGTTTCTATCTTCTGTACTTTCACCAATATATTGTTTTATTCTATCTATTCCTTTTTTATCCATTTGTTGTAATGCTAAAATAAAATCATGAAAACTATTTACATAACCATTAATTGTAGGATTAGCGTCAAGTATATCTCTTATATCTTGTGGTAAATATGATTTACTTAAATTAAATGAATCTTTGTATGTTTTTTGTTTCATATTTTGTAATGTTAAATTTTGACTAAATACAGGACTATGATGAGTAGGTCTAAAATTAACTTTAGTATTTTGTGGAGATACAGTAGAAAATACACCATCTCCATCAAAATCTATTTGTATATGATATGTTGGATATGTAGCTATATCACCAGATTGTTGATCATATAGCAATCTTATTCTTCCTTGATTTAACATTGAATATAAATTTGGTAAGTTAGAAAAATCATCATCTATTCCATATTCATTTCTTTGACTATCAGACATAGATACAAATCTATTTTGTAATGTAAAAACTATATCATCATTAATCATTGATGGTGTAAAACCAAATTGACTATAATGTGTGTATACGTCGTATTGCTCTACCATATTTTCCAATTATATCCGTTGTTTTTAAAATCTTCCATTATTAATGGTAACACTTGTTCTAAATGATGTTTTACAGAATCTTCAGTAACACTTGCACTATCTGTAAACATATTAGGTAAATAAATATTTAATAAAGGTCTAATAACTTCTTGTACTCTTCTTTGATCTACTAATACACTATCTATTTGACCATCTCCTAATACTGATTGTACTTGACCAGTAGCTAGTTCATTAAATAAATTTGCTTGGAATGGACTTATTAAATCCATTTTTTGATATTTTGTAATATATTCATTAACCATTTCAGTTAAATTTATACCACCTTCTGTTTCATCTTCATTACCATAATAAATAAAATTATCTAGTTCTGCTAATATTTCTTGTCTTTGTGTAACTGTTTGTGTTTTTAAACTGTCAAAGAAACTATTAGCTACATCTTGTCTAGATACTTGACTGGTGTTTATTGATCTTAATTTATGATACTCAGCTAATTTTAAAATTTTTGCTTTATTTTCACTTGTTAATCCTTTGAACATATATTCAAAACCATTTTCATTTATAAAATAATGTACCATGTATGCTGCTTTATCTAGTTTATCTAAACTTTCTTCACTAGTAGTATCTGTCATAGAAATAGTATCATTTAAAAAATCTGTTATTACTGGTATTTCTTCATTAAATTGACTAGCATATGCAACTATTGCATTAAATTGTTGTGTAGCTACAATAGCTTGATTTTCATCTCTTACTTTTTCTCCATCTTCATTATATGTAAATATATCTACTTTACCTGTGCTAATGTCTCTTAGTTCTTCTGCACTAAACATTAACTTCATATGTGTATCTATTATTAAAGGTTTTAGTTCTGCTGGTGTATTAATACCTATAGCATCTAAATATCCTGCAGTTTGTAATATTTGAAATGTTTCTGTTGCTGTTTGATTAATACCCATTATTGCACTGCCACCAATCATTTTAGGTAAAAATTTATCAACATTATCTAAAAGTATTTTACCAGCATAAAAAGTATTTTTATATTTTATACCAGCAGCTTCATCTAATCCTAAATTAACAATATCAGCATTTAATCTATCTTCATTATAGCTTACATACTTTTCTGGTGATTTTATAAAACCAGTTAAATTTCTTTGATGTGTTTGATTTTTTTCTGTAACTGAATTTAACTGATATTTGGCTAATTGTTTTTTATACATACCAGTATGTGCTTCTGCAAAAGAACTAGCATTTTTAATTATTTCTGCTCTTTCTTCTGTTGTTGATCCTATAAATGTAGCAGCACCATCTCTTAAATCTATTTGTGGATTTTTCATATATTCTTCATTTAACATTTTAGTTATATTACTATTAAGTTCTGTAAGAATATCTGCACCTACTGTGTACTCAAATCCACCTTCTTCTATTTCTAACACAGCTACATCAATCATATTTTTTATTTTTGTATTTACTCTTGCTTGTTCAAAAGAAACTTTCATACCTCTTAAAAATGCTTCTGGTGTAAGCATCTGACTTCTTTCTTCAGGGTATGCAGAATTATATCTTTCTAAGTAATCTTTATATATTTCTGATAAATGTTTATCGAATGTTTCTTTTTTGTATGTATCTATTTTATTTGCAATATTACCAGATTTTAAATCTACATCATCTCCAAACTCTATAAGGTTATACATATCATTTATTGTTTTTTCATTTAATGATGTAACTCTTAGATTATGTAAATTTTCTGCTTCTAAAAAATCTAACTTTATTCTTCTGTCAAATATTCTTTCTCCTTCAGTACCAGCCATGCTACCAGCCATACTTTTTGTCCAACTCTTGTACCTTACTGGTGCTTTGTCTACTAAGGTATCAATATACTCTCCAGCTTTTTGTATAAACATATTTGGATTATCAAAATATTCTCTACCTATTTCATTAATATATGCTCTAGTTTGTATTTCTAAATCAGCTTTGTATTTACCTTCTTGTAATGTTGCTTGTCTTTTGGCAAAGAAATCTAATTTTTCTGTAGCTACTTCTGCAATAGTAGTAATAGGATTACCACCGTATGCTGGTACTACACCCATTCTATTAGCTACTGAAGAAGCAGTAGTTATAGTTGTTCTTTCTCCTTTAGTTAATGCCATTATTGACCACTCCCATATGCTGTGTCATAGTTTACTGCAAAAGGTTTTGATTTTCTTTTTGGCTCTTTATAGTATTTATAATTAGCATAACCAGTTGTAAGCTCAGTAATTACAGATACATAACCACCAAATATTAAATCTTGTTCTTTATATTTATTTTCTGCAATCATAGATGTATATTTATTATCTATATTTTTACCCATCAGTCTTATGTTAGCTATATCTTTTTGTGCTTTCTTTTTTGCTACATTATTTATATTTAAAAAACTTCTACTATCATCACTAAATCCAGCAATAGATTGATATGCTAAGTTATTAGCTAATGCATTTTGTAACATTTCTTCTCTTGCATTTTCTTCTTCTAATGCTCTAAGTCTAGCCATTCTTCTTTCTGTTTCTATTCTGTAGTTTTCTCTAGCCATTGCAGCTCTTTGAGATTGTATGTTTGCCATAGTTCCTACAGAACTACTAACACTAGCAAGTGCAAATAATGTTGATGCTTCAACTCCACTCATGCAAATTGTACCTCCATAGCTATTCCTAATACCTTTAATGGTAAAGGATCGTTTTGTGAAATAGTAATTGTAGGACTTTTACTATATCCTAAAAAATTAAATTCTTTTTTTTCTGTTATTGGTGTCAAATCTGTTCCAGCTGTAAAGTTTACTTGTTGTATTACTAATTCTTTAGCTGACAAATCTTGTGCTTTCATAGTTATATCTAAACCACCAGATATATCTATAATAGCTTTATTAACTCTTTTTGGTTGACCAGTCAAAGGCCCACTGTCTATTTCTTTATCTATTGGCATAGTTTCTAATATAGGTGTAAAATTAAATCCTACACGAACACCAGTAGGAAAAGGTGCTGATGTAAGAGTAATTCTACTATTAGAATCTACTGTAAACTCACCTAATGATCCATTACCAAATACTGCAAATACTTTATCTGTATTGTCATAGATAGCATTTACTGTATGCATAAATCCATCTACTATTGTAATGGCAGCATTATCTGATGGTGTTGCTGCAAGATTTTTATTTAATTGTAAATCAAATCCAGCAGAAGTTTGTGTAACAGCAGTTATTGTATATTCTGTTGCATTTCCAGCTATAGTAAAAGTTTCTTGTATTGCTGGTGCAGTAGTAAATCCATCTGTTGATAAAGTGTTACCAGATTGTGAGCCACCATTTACTAGAGGTGTACCTTTCTGAAATACAGTAGTTGTAGTAGAACAGTCTAGTGTAATGCTATCATCATTAGCAAATTTTTCTAATAAATATTTTGTACCACTAGGCATAACTCTTTTTACTACTACAAATAATTTATCATTTAGAGCTGTAATACTATGAAATTTATCTCCATCTTGTGTTTCATACATTGTCCAACCAGCAATCTTTTCATCTCTAATACTATGAAAGACTGCTATTTTACCATCATGTGTTGTGCCACTGTTTAAGAAAAAAGCAAACTGTTCTGGTTTTATTTCATTACCTGTAATCATTGATAATTGTTTAGGTGTATCAATTAAATGAGAAGCTAATACAGATACACTTGTTGATCTATATGCTTGTTCTACATCTGAGAATACATATTCTCTAATTGATTTACCATTCTTTTGACTAAACAAAGAAGCACCATCAAAAGGTATTGGGTTAGCTCTATTGCAGCCATAAGGTGTTTGTCTTAAAAAAGATATACTACTTGGTGTTATAGCAGCTGATTGAGAAGATACAGGTACAAAGAACTCTCCACTATCTGTAAAGATTTGTAAGTTTCTTGATGATACTAGATGTCTTATTTCATTTACAGTATCACCAGTAATAGATACATTTATACCTTCATTTGCTAATCCTGTTCCTAAATCAAAATTAAAATATCCTCCTATTTGACTTGCAACAACTGCTGAAGGTTTATCTCTAGCTCCAGCAAACCAAAGTCTATTATCATGGAATGATACAGCTTGTGGGAATCCTCTTACACTAGATAGTAATTGTTCTGCCCAATCTGCTTCTGCACTTGTTCCAGCAAGTGTTTCTACTATTGTTATTGTAACTTGTGTTGCACTTGTAAACCCAGTAATCTTAACTTGTTTACCACCTATTTTTAAATATGTACCATTATGTCCTGATACAAAAGCATCAGCACTAGCAGTCAAAGTAACACCAGTACCACTTGTAGCTGCTGGTGTAACTGTTATTGTACTATCTGCATATTTATAAAATGGCTGTGTAGTTTTATTTACACCACCTACTGTAACAGAATCATCTTCTTCAAATTCAAATGCACTTACAACAAATGTACTAGCAGAAGTTCTTTTGATTTCTCTAATAGGATTATCTCTATGGCAAATAAATACAGTATCTCCAAACTGTGCAAAATTTAATTCAAATAGCTGTGCAGTAGTCCAATTACAATTAGAAGTAATATTAGATTGTATTGCTGTTCCACTAGAGTTGTATACATCTAATCTATTGTTAGATAAAACAAATAAAGCTACTTCATCATTAGAAAATATAAATGGTATTAGTCTACATTCTGCTGGTAAAGTAGCCATATATTCTGTAGCTGGTCTACGCATTACTCCACCTTCATCAAGAAGATACCAGTTTCTTACTTGTTTACCACCTTCAAAATATGCTTTGGCATCTGTTCTAGCATTTAAGAGATTGTTTATTTCTCCAGCAGAAAAATTTGTATATACTTGTCTTACTTTTCTCGGCATTATGACTGAACAAGTCCACTACGACTGCTTCTCCTATCTGTAATAAATCTATTAGTAGACAGCGTTTTTGTTGTAGTTTCCTGTGAGTCAGTATTTTTAGCTATAAGTAATTGTCTTTCAGAAAGTTGGTCAAACTCTCTAACCATAGCTGCATCTCTTGCTATACTACCAGCAAAGATACTAGCTAGTTTATATTCTATAGCTAAACGAAAATGAGGTGGGAAATGATCCTCGTTCTGTCTAAAGATATAATCCATTATTACTGTACTGTTTTGACCAAAACCATTTAAGTAAACTTTATCTTCATATCTTTGATATGTAAGTAATGCATCATTACAAGTTATTGCTATAATTTTTAAACACTGTGGATTAGCTGGGATTTGATATGCGTATTCAAATCTACCAGCTGGTGCATCAGCTAGTAATGATAATTGTTTTTGTCCTGTAGCAAATCTCCAGTTTGATCTTACTAGAGTAGATTCTACTATTTCTTCATATATTGTATTTGTTGTTAATGCTTCTGTAGTACCATCAGTAAATGATGAAATAGGATTTGCTCCTATCATTATTAATGCTCTTGAAGCTATATCTACTTTTGTTACTGCCATATTATTTATTCATTGGAATTAATACAGATAAATTTTTACCAGTAATATTAGATATTCCATATTTTTTTGATAACATTTCAACTGTTTCTGTAAATTCTTTACTTCTTGCTTTTGGATCACTAGAATCTATAATACTGTCTAATACTGCTAATTGTGTTCTTACTTCATTAATTTGTTTTTCTGATAATTGTTTATTTGCAAAAACTACATTAGCATTACTGCCACCAAAAGTAGTAGAAAATCTACCATCAGGTAATCTTTTTGTTGTATATTCTTGTTCTGGTTTTGAATTAGCTTTTACTAATGAATTTGTTATACCTCCTCCAGCTAATATACTTCCAGCAGCCGCTACACCTACAGCAACTGATGCTGTTTCATTTCCTAATTTATTTGTTGCTTTTGATACTGTTTCTTTTGTTGCTTTTACAGCTTTTTTACCTACTTGTGTTGCAGTTGCTCCAGCACCTACTACTGCATCAGGTGTATTTATAATTCTTTTTATTGATTTATTTGCTTTATCTCCAGCTTCAATTGGTTTTGATGAAGCTTCTGCTTTATCTAATTCTTTATTAACTAGTTTTTTTTTAACTCTACGACCTTTAGTATCAAGGTCTTTTTTCTTTTTTTTGGCTACATTAATAGCTTTACCTACTACTTTAGTTGCTCCTTTAATTAAACTTCCAGCTATTGCCATTATATCTCCATATTTAAGTGGGGGTAAAAACCCCCACCATTAGTAGTAATTATGAAAGTAAAGCAGTTCTAACTTGAGTAGCGCTTGCTGTAGTTACGATTAACATATCTACTACACCATTCGAGCCACCACTGTTTACTATGATTACATCTCCAGCTGTCAATTCAGTTGTAGATAGTAAAAAGTACTCGTTGTCGTCTATTGTACCTATTGCGTCGCCATCAGCGTAGTACCACATGCTGTTGGTATCTCCCATTTGAGAGATTTTTTTAATAGGGTTTGCTAAAGCGTATGCCATATCTATCTCCTATTCCGCACACTTCTGTACTCTGATACCGTTATCGTCAATCAGTATTGATCCCATACTTAAGTATGAAGTCATTAAGTGAGAGACTTTTTCAGGTATATAGTTAACTTCTGTTCTAACTTCTGATCCAATACCTAGACCCATTGATGACTTGTGCCAACAAACTGTGTGTCTATCAGTTGATCCTGATGTATCTAGACCTGAGAAAACGAATGTTAAGAAACCTAAGAATCTCTTAGCTGTGTAGTTCATACCAGCATAAGGTAATTCTGAGTTTCCTAAGTACTCACTTCTTGTCCATTGATCATCAGATAATAAGTCAGACCATTGCTTTGGACCGATTGCCCAATATCTTTGGTTGTCATCTGGCACAGAATTTGTACCGAATAACGCTTGCATATCTTTAAACTTATCGACATTCATGTCAGTAGCTAAAGATGTAGCACCATTTGCACCAGCATTGTTTGCAACAGTAGTTGCAGACGCCATTGCATCAGTAATGATGCTGTCAGTCTTACGACCTAAAGCATAAGCTGCATTATTTGCAATTACGCTTCTTTCGTCAATATTGGTTTTCAGTTCATCTAGTTTGTCTACGTAATCAGACGCATAGAAATCTGATAGAGTTGCAGTCACATTTGAGTGTGAAATGTTCATAGCAACAATCTCAGCATGTCTTGCTTTTGTAGTAGCTTCACCTGTTCCAACTTTTTGGAATTTTACAGATTCACCACTAACACCGTTTACGGTACGAACTAGCCCTTTGAACTTACTACCCATTCTTTGGTATGCCATATGTACTTCAGCCTCAAACTGAGTAATAAAAGCATTAGTAATTTGAGCAGACATTCTAACCTCCGTGTTTGCTTATTTGTTACCTAGATTGTCACACAGGGGTTTGATTTGTTATCTTTACAGGCAAATCTAGGGCCTTAGTGGTCTATTGAGACCTTACTGACATATTTTTTACTGATTTTCAATTCACAAATATCAACAACATTTTCTCTTGGAATAACACAAGTGTCACCAATATCTGTTTCATTGTATGACATATATAAAATAATTACATCTGAATTATCTACTAGTAAGAAACCATCAGTATAATTGATAGCTGGTTTATACTTTTTGGCAGTTTCAGGATCAAGCCACTCAGAATGTGACTCTGCATCTCTCCACTTAACCCTCAGCCTCTTTCTTGTTTCCATAGTATTTTTCATATAAGTTTGATACTTTTTCTATGTACGCTGGGTCTTTATCTAACCAATATCGTTTATCTTGCATCATAGATCGTAAATCATTTAAACTAGGTGCTGCTTCAATAGCAGTTTCTGTAGTAGGTATTGGAGCATCTTTATTTAGTTTCATTATTTCTTCTACTAATTTTACTCCATTAGCAGTATTTGCTATCCTAGACATTGTTTCATATGCTTCAGTAGACAAATTCTTTTTTGACCATAGTTCAGCAGCTTCTATTCTAGCAGTTGCATTTTCACCTAATATTTCTTTTTCACTTTCTAGACTTGGTAAGCCATCTACTTCATTATTTATAAATGCCTTAATACCGTCATCAAATTGTTCCTGAGTAAGGCCATTATCTTTGGCTGTTTTTTGCCACCACTGTAGTAAAGGCATATCAGCATTGATATCGACATCAATTCCCTCTTCCAATTCAGGTTTGGTAATTTCGTACTTTTCAGGTACTTTAGCTCTTTTTTCTTTTTCAATATCTTCGCGTACTTGTTTGGATAATTCATCTGTTCTTGCTCCCAATTTTTTTTCTAGTGAATTATAACTTGCTGAAAGTTCTTCAACATTTACTTCATTTAAATCTTTATTCCAAAATTTTTCAGGAACATAATCAGGTCTTTCTTGAGTATTTGTTTCCTGTGTTTCTTGTGTTGCTACTTCTTCAACCATTCTTTACCTCGTCTAATTCTATTTTTAATTTGTTGTAACATATACCTTTGACCTTCCAAGTGCCATAACACTCTAGTATCAGCGGTAGGATTTACAGTAGTATTATTAACAATACTATCGAAATAATCCAATATTTTTTTGCCATCTGGATCAGAAAATACTGCAGCAAAGATTCTATCTAATTCTGCTATTTGTTGTTTACTGTCTTGGCTCTTGTGTACTAGGGATTCCCAACTCATTTTGTGCCATATTAGACTGTTGAGTAATGTTTTGCAACTCTTGAATTATCTGTTGTTGCTCTTCTGGGTTTCTAATAAGTTTTTCTGGTAATCCTAATTTATCTGCTAAATATCTAGCAACTTCATCTTGTTTAACAATCATATTAAGTATTTGTGGACCAAATGTTTGAGCTAAAATACCATTAAAGTTATTTACAACTGCTATATCTTGTTGATGTTGTGCTTGAGATAAAGGAGATTGAGATACTACTTTTACTTCTCTATTATCAATTTTAGGAATCTCAATTCTGCCTTGTTTAGATAGTATTCTAATAACTCTACGAAGTACAGGTGTTACAAACTCTGCTTGTAATCTACCAAATGATGATCCTATTTGTCTTGATAGATCAGACATTCTTTCTGCAACTTCTGTAGCAGACATTGGTGTTCCTTCAGGTCTACCAAGTGTTTCCATATATAATGCTTTTTTAATATTCTGACGCATATCACCAAGTACTAACTGTGCTACATCAAATCTACCAGCTCCAGCTAAAGGTGTAAGACCTCTACTGTTTGGAGCTACTGGAATCAAAGCACCCGGAACTAAATTTATATTATCAGGATTTACTACTCCATCATCTTCGTAAGTATATATACCACTAATATTCATCTGTGCATTTTGTAGTATTAGTTCTACTGTAAGGTTAGTAGTTTTAATAGCAGCCATACTATTAAACACTGGACCACGACCATAAACTTCACCTGATCCTTTGTTCCATCTAAATACAACATAAGGATTGCTACCAGTTCCTTCTAATTCTTTTTCAAAAATTACTTCTTCTTCATTCATACAAGCTACACAGTATTTATATTTTTCTACATTTGGCTCATCATATAAACGATATACAAGTTCAACTATATTTGCTTTTTTGTTTCCATTTTTTTCTATTTGTTCCATCATATTTTCTGACATTACAGATTGAGGATATGCTACCATAAGCTGATTGTATGGTATTTTTCTTTTTCTAAATATAGTATCTATTGAATTATCTGGCCCATTGTTTAACATTATTTTAGGTAAAGGTACTGCTGTAAATTTAATAGGATTTAATGCATCTCCTTCTTCAATAAGTAAACAACCAGTACCAATAGCACAGTCCATAAATGCTTCATGTACTTCTTGATTAAAGTTTGAGTTACCTAATACTTCAAATACATACTGTGTAATTTCGTCTAGTGCTGCATTAACTTGTGGCTTTTGATCATTTGGTATTTCTGTACCAGCTTCAAAGTTTGCCCATCTACCATATGTTGGAACTATACCAGCTTGTAATCTACTAGCAAATTCTTGTATTCCTACTACTGCAGTTTCATCAAATATTTTATCTGTTCTTCTTTGCCCAACAGTTTCTTCATAAAAAGATTCTCTTTGTGGCATAGTATATTCGTATGCTTCTTCGTATTTATCTTTCCAATGATCAAAAATACTTTCTGCATCTTGATATTTTTTAAAAAACATTTTGTAGCTACTTGTTTGATCCCCAATGTTATTCTTTTCAGGTACATCTATATAAACCATTACACCATACTCCCTGTAATTAATTGTTTAGAACTATTAAAAAACTTTCTAGATGCTTTTAATGCTTCTGCATTTCTACTTAATGCTAGTTTTCTTTCTGCATCAGTTCTGTAATTTGTAGATGAAATTTCTTTTTCTTCAGTATTTGCAGTTTCCATTGCACTATCATTTACATTAGTTCCACTACCTGTATTTACTCTTGCAGTAAATGATGCTGATGATTGTGCTTTTGCAAAATTATTAGAATAGTTTTCAAATGATGTCCTTCTTGCATCATAAGCCATAGCACTTGGTATAAATGGAATACCCATTAAAGCCATTCCACCAGCTATTGCAGTCTTTAATTTTTGTTGTGATTCAAACATTTCTTTTGATACTTTTGTGCTTGTAAGTATACCAGCTGGATTACCAGTTCCCATTGCTGGCGCTGCACCACCGGGTTTCTGTCCATATTTCATTTCATATCCTTTGCTAGTAAGCATATAATTAAATGATCCATCAGGATTTTGTGATCCTTTTGTAGCTTCACCAATAGATACAAGAAACTCATTTGTAGCTGTGCTAGCAGCTCCACCATACATCATGTTGCCTTTATCTTTTTCTTTTTGTACTGCTGTATTTACTACTACTTTTCCAACAGATTTTGTTGCTTCTGATCTTTGATCTGAAGAATCATATCTATCTCCTCCATAACTTCCACCACCTGAGCTTGAAGAAGTTCCTTTATTACTACTCATGTTTTCTTTCCTTCTTGATAAAACCCTCTGCCACCAGCTCTAGAAAACATTGATCTTTGTCCTACTAATCCTTTGGCTTTTCTTCTTTTTAATTTCTTTTTTGCTTCTTCATTTTTTCTTTGTTCTTCTAATTCTTCTGCTCTTCTTCTTTCAATATCTTCTCTTACTGCTTTATCTGCAGCAGTTTCTTCATATTTTGGTCTACGAAATGATCCCATATCAAATGTCTATTTCACAATATCCATCTTTTTTCAACGCACAATATAGCTGATAGGGTGTAAATACCCAAAATTTGCTCATTCCTATTAATCTTTGCACATAACTTACACATGAATGTTCTTTTATCCAGCTTCCCATTATAACTGGGAATCTTGGTATTTTTTTCTTAACTGGTACTTTTACTATATGACCTTTCTTTTGTTTTATCATTCTAAATATAGCATCTACTTTAGTTTCTGTAAGAACTTCTATTAATAATTGACCAAATAAAGTTTCTATTAATATCCATACTTTTTTTTCAGGATCATATCCCATAACTCCACAGTGTTTAAAACCTTTTTTAAAAAATCTATGTGTTCTGTGGTAATCTTCGTTTTGATAAAAGAATACTAACCATTCATTCTGTTTTGCCATATACTTCTTCTTTTTTTATCTCCAAATATATTCCAAGCTCTAGTTTTAACTACTGTTGGTTTTTTTGCTCTACCAGATATTAGCTGTTTACCTTCTCCAGCTCCTAACATTAAATATTGTAAAGCATCATGAACATGAGAGTATCTATTCTTCATTGGTTTCTCATCATATCTATCTCCTGATGTTTGTAATCTTCTGTAAAAATAACCACCATTAAAACCTTTTTTTAGATTTATACATCTATGATCTAATACAAATCCTGATTTACCTTCTATTAATCTACCAAGTGTAGTTTCAACTGATTCTATTCTAAGAGCTACATCATTACTATGTGTAGGTTTACCCATCAATCCATTTTGTCTTAGTATTTGAAATGGTGTTGTCTCATCTGTTTGAGCTCTAAAATCTCCAGCTGGATCACCATATATTTCTATATCTAAGTTTCTATAATTTTTTGCTATCTCATGCTTTAGAAGTTCACTAAATCTAGCTATACCCATATCAAAACAAACTAGCTCCTGTAATATTAACCATTTACCATTAGGTAGCTTTTGACCAAAGACTGCAGCTGGTGTTAATCCAAAATCTATTCCAATAAATACAGTCATTGGACCAGCTTCTAAATCTTCTTTTGATAAATGTGCTTCTTGATTCCAACTAGGATATACTGGTTTACCATCTTCTAATGATCCTAGTTTATTCATTACATAAACATCTATCCAACCTTTTG